GTCCCTTCACTACACCTGGCAACACCCCGGTTCTCGAGTTGCCACCGTAAGATCTGGTGAAAGTATTTGTCGTGGGGATAAAACAATTTGTATATGCTGTGCTCCCATAGGAGTGCTGGCCTGGATACTGTTTGGTCAAAACGTGAAGCATCCGCGCCTACTGCTACGGGGTTCTTAAAGTGGTCCCAATGGGACCGGAGTGCCTGGCCACGCCGCTCCGAATTTAGTCCCTTAAATATGACTTTTGATTCGTATAACGCGTCCATGATTTTATAAACTTTCTTCTCTATAGGCTTTATATACCTACCACTTTCTACTATATATCTAGGATCACGTGGTTGGATGATCCTAGGTGCGGGGTTTGACTTCACTGTGAAGTTGTATTTCTCGGCCTTAATGAACGCACGGATGGTGGCGTCTTTCGGGCTAAGGGGAGTTTGGAGCAGTGACTCTGCTGCTCTCTCGTAATTTGTCCTTCTTCGGCCCACGTATGTCCCAGCAAATTCAAATGCTGTCATAGGGGCGGAATATTGAACATTTCTGAGATAGTGCTGATACACCTCTTCCAGAGCTCCGAATGAGTCGGGCAACGGTTTAGGTGTTAACCTAAATCCATTCCCATCTTTTACATAAAATACTCGTTCCAGTAACGCCCGCTCTATAGCAGGGAGACTGTTGTTGTAAACACCGTAATTTTGTCCTTGTGCAAGCCCACAGAAGACGTATGTTCGACGTTGTTTACAAGGCTTTCCTCGGGTCGCCTCTACCTTCAAGCAAGAATTGTTGATCGGGGTGGGGATACAATCAATTCCAGGTAGAGCCCGTAGGCAGCCCTAGGCCCGGCTGAAAGGCTCGTTGCGGCTTTTAAACCTCAACGATAACCAATCTGACCAGGTCCTGGTACTTCGGTAATTCCGCGTACCGGCGGTTACTCTATCGATGAATGGGATACTCTGCTCTATTTGTCTGAACTCGACAGCTATTGCCGTCGGCGTGAAAACAAATAGGATAGCAGCTAAACGTACTGCATCGCGGTCGCGAATTCGCACATTATCGATCTTCATCTGCATGTTGATAAAACCCTCAACAGTTGCTAGATTGCGATCGGTTCGCACAGTGCATCCTGTTACAGATGCCCGGCACATACATGCCAGTTTACTTGCGTACCTATTCCGATATCGTTTAGTCAATGCTGGATTGCCAGCTACGACTTCGATTTGACTAGGATCGATGTCGTCAGGACTGTCGAGTTCCTCGACCAATTGCTCTGCTTGGTCTTGGACTTC